CCCCAATCCCAACAGCTTCAACCCCAACAGCTTCAACCCCAACAGCCGCCTCAATATGTTATGGAGCCTCAACAAGCTCCTTATGAATATTATTATGACTATGATCAATCTGCTGCAGTTGCAGATCCCAAAGAAAAATTAATGCTCGACTTTTTTAATAGTGATATCAAGGTAGCGCTTATTGCTGCTGCGTTCTTTATCCTTGTATCTATGCTACCTGTTGATCAACTAGTGAACCAGCACATCAATCTGCAAAAGATACCTTATTCGGGAGTGGTCATCAAGGCAGTCATCATGTTTGTCGTAATTTATCTCTTACAACGCCATTTCCGATAGGAATTGGTTTTAGGTATTCTCAATGTAATCGCCGCCAAAAAGACTAAACGATTCTAGTCGTTGTTCTGCTTGAATCCAATCATAGTTTCCACCGCTTGTTACAGGTGATTTGCGTGATTTCTTTGCAGGAAGTTTAGTCTCTAGTTTTTCAATCTTTTCATCGATTGCTTTTAGTAAAGCTTCCTTTTTAGTAGCCACGGGTTCCCAAGTTTTGGAAAGACTAACCACCTTGCCAAAGCTTAGAAATTTGGCTGAAAGTCCTTTGCCAGCACACTCGCCATACGTCTGTGAAAGTACTGTTCCTATGGATCCATTATCCATATATGATTTTTTGGTGATGCTGCGGATTGTCTTTTTAGCTTCTTTTAATGTCTTTAATGTCGTTTTGATACATTGCACATCCATGTGTATTTATCTAATCTGATACATCTTTTATTCAACATCTTCTGCTTCGTTTTCATCCTCATAAATGTCATCCAAAACAATTTCTTCGGGCATAGCGTCATCATCAGCTTCTTCATCCAATACTAGGCTCGGTTTAATAGCCATGGTCTGAAGTTCTTGAAGCAGTAGTTTAAAGGCATAAGGACTCATAATTCGTGGGGTGAACTTTTGAGTCTTTGGTTTGGCAGTAGGACAAGCTGCAATGGTTTTTGTGTCCTCATCAACATAAAAGTTGTACTTGTCACTGCGTTCTATGAAACTCTCTTTGAGGAATCCTGATATGCCATGACTGATAATAGCATTGGTTTCCATTTCACCGATGCGCAACCCTCCTTCATTACTACGTCCTTTAGTTGGCTGTTTTGTGAGTCCTACAAGGCGCCCTGTTGTACGATAATTAATCTTATCAGCTACCATGTGCTTGAGGCGATAATAGTATGTGGGGGTGATAAATATTTGAGTAGGAATCTGTTCTCCAGTAAAACCATTCATCAAAAGCTCATCTCCTTCAGGGTTAAAGCCAGCAGAAGTCAGATATTCTGTGATTGTTGAAAGGTCATGTTTCTCATAGGGGAGAGCATTATACTCAAATCCTTTTACAGCACAAACCTTGGCAACAATGGCCTCCATCAGATGGCCAATTGTCAAACGTGAAGGAAATGCATGTGGGTTAATGATTATATCAGGTGTTATACCATCTCTGCTAAAAGGCATATCCTCTGGTGGGAGGATCATCCCAGCTACTCCTTTTTGTCCATGGCGGCTGCTATTTCCAGTCCAAACAGCCTTGCCATTTTTGCGTACATAAAAGACATGAGATGGAACTTCAATACAATACACCTTTCCTGTATAGCTGATAAATTTTGAAGATTCGGCATTCACGGTAATATTGGATTGCTTATGGATCAAGACTACAAATAAATCCTTGGCAACATAGATATCCGCTGACCATTCACATTGTAATGCCAATTTCTGTACAATTTCGGCCTCTGCCCAACTCTGCGTATAGAAAACATTTTGATTCCCAACTAGCTTCTGAAGCTCATTTAGGTAATACTCGCGGCTTTCAAGGTTCTTGGCTGATTTAGCATACGTAACACTACTTCCAAATGTTTGGCGAGCTTCATACAACCCAAACTCTTTATGACCTTCGAGCTTTACAAACATTTTATGATTGAGTGTTACACGTAGTTCCACATGAGTACTATTGACATCTAATAGAGGCTCATCATCACAATCATAGCAATATGTTTCACGAGGAAGTTCCCATACCATGTATCCTTCTTGGTTTCTGGCACATACCAAATCATTTTTAGTAACATCTTTGATTGACTTCCAACCTGTGTGCGTCAAAACATCATGATCCGGCGTTAAACACATTTTATCTCCCAACTCAGGACGCCGATACTTTCGCATACGAATCTTGACTTCGCGGACATTTTCCTTGTTACGAAACACAACTACTTTATCAACATAACCAGATATTGTTCTGTCAGCAAACAGTGTTTTGTTCTTGTATTCAAATGCATTATCACCATTAGTAACACCCTCTTTTGATAAGAAAAACTTGCCAACAATAGCATCTCCTTGTGTAATGAACGACCCTTGGACAGGAAACCCAGAATCATCCAATTTAGAATAAAGTGTTGTATTGAGTTTACTTGTATCAGATACACCTACGTCTAAAGGAGATTTGAAGATAACCTTTTCACCTATACTGTTGGGTTTCTCTTCAGCTGTTGTAATACATTTATAGTAGGTCAAGTTAAACATACCTCTATCGATGGCTGCTCGATTTACAATAATACTATCTTCTTGATTGTAACCAGTATAAGTGCAGATAGCTACAATAAGGTTTTCACCATTGGGCATGTCTGTTGCATTTGTGTAATCAGAAAAGTAGGTCTTGACGAGTGGTTTTTGCGGGTAATGCAGCACATAACTCATTGTATCAATTCGATTATAAAAGTTTGTTGCATAGACTCCAATCGCTTGTTTTCCTTGTGCACCTGAAAAGACGATACGTGTAGGGGCATTATGGTTTAAAAACGGAATACTCAATGTATATACACTAAACATTGTAGAAGGATGAATCTCACAGTGGGTATAAAGGATTGAATTTGAAGGGTCTACATCTTGTTGACGCATAGCAATCATACAGTTATTGGATTCTTCAACATCAATAAACTCTATAGTTGCAGCCGTTTTTCGTAAATTTGACATGACAACCTTGATATCCGTTGTACCGTAGACTGCAAAGGGATCTACAAAACGTGTGCTGTAAATATCTTGCGCTTTTGCAATCTCACTTGTTCCCATTATCATATCGTACCATGACTTGTTTTGTGGAATAGTAAGTTTGTTTCCTTTGCCAACGATTATGAGAGGACGCGTACAACGACCATTTTCAGTGAGTACATGGATCTCTTTTGTAATAATATTCCATGAAATAGAAGTGAAAATATTTATAGCTGCATTCCGACGCAATAGTCGCAGGTACTCGACAATTTGTGGAGCCCTTTCAGTTGATACATTTGCATACCAATTATGATTAATAAAAATCATTGTTGCATTGGGGTCAAATTGAAATGCGGGTTCCCCAACCCTGGAAAGTTTAAAGGGAGTGAAAGCTTCGGCAATTAACCGTGAAGGTACATCAAAACTGATATGACACATGAGAGACATATTCTTAATTAAGCCAATGCTACCTCCATCGGGAGATTCGCTGGGACATACATACCCAAAATGACTGGCAAGGAGTTGATGTGGGCGGCGAATTTTAATACTTTCATCTACGGGTGAACTCACACGGCGCAAATGACTCAAAAATCCTTGATAGCTAATACGTGCCAAATCTTGCACAATACCTTGAACACCATCTATACCCCAACTTCCCTTTAAGCTTTTGAATAAACCCGATGTAATAATGTTCGAATTGAATACCATTTCGTTGAGTTTTCCTGCAAGAGAACCATCATACCGCGTCCATTGACGAAGTTCATACTCGCTATCAATCTTGTTCCAAAAGTCAACACGGAATTTGTTATAATAGTCTTTAAACACATCCGCAAGTAGGAATCCACTGATACCGATACGTTTGTACATGTAGTTATCACGATCACTTTCGGGCTGTAGTCCTAATGCTATCTTTATGAGCTTGTTCACAAGATATCCCAGGTAGAGTGCTTTGGTGTTTAGAGAATTGTCAGTAATGTTTGGAAACAAGTTATTGTTCACAATATAGTATACATTTTCCACACTCTTGAAGCGGACATGATTTGCTAGCAATTTTGCTGTGTCAAGAGTTGTATATGTGACAGCACCTTCACGAATAGATGCATACAAAAATTCACACATTTGTTTAGCTTCCTGCGTTTCAAGATTGTCTCCCACAATATGTTTCAAAATGCTTTTATCCGTTACAACCCCTAGCAACCGGAATACAAGCCAGACAGGTATCTCCATGTCAATATGCGGAATGCGCATTGTTATAGCATTTGCACGACTGCGCCCCATAAAGTCACCAAAAACTTTAAAGTAAATAGTCTTTGGGAATACGCTGTTTTCTTCTGCAGTGCACCGTATGAATGCTTCGTATGTGTACTTGTCTGGTTCGTTGCTTTTATTGACAAAAAGGTAGTTTGTTGCATTTCTTTCTTGTGCAACTACAACCTTTTCTTTTCCATCAATGATAAAATAACCACCTCGATCATATTCACACTCTCCAGCTTGTATGGGATCGACATCATTCAAGTTGCAAAGAACACTACGTAACATTACAGGTATAGTTGCGATTTTGACATGCATTAAATGTTGCTCCACTGGAGCTTCATCACGATATGTATATGTAATGGTAATATTTGCGTATACATCTGCTGCATATGTATAGTTTAACATTCTGCATTCATTAGGAAGCAACATCTTGTCTTCACCGGTGTAAGGGTCAATGAGTTTAGGTTTACTTATTGTGATTCCGGCACCAGGTTCAGAACCACCTATTACCACTGTAATAGTGTGTTTAACAATGGTTGATGTTTTGCTTTCCATTTTAACAACTTCTACAGGGTTCATAGATGCAACCGTTTGTATGAGCTTTTTAGTTACAAACTGATTATAAGAATCCAAATGGTGTTTAGTTAACGCATATGGATTTTCTTCAAAATAAGTCTTCAAAATTGAGAGGCTCTCGGCCATTTTCTATCTATAGATTGAAACCATTTATTTATATGTAAAAAACGCCTGGAACTATGGATAGAGTTGGGTGCCAATTGTTGCTGCTCCCTGAGGGAAATATACATAGGATGCGGGTATATTACCTGCAACAGCTTGTGACTGAAGAGTTGCAAAAACACTTTGTCCTACACCACTGTAATCGAAAAGAGCTGAGGTTTGAGATGCCGGAATGCTCATGGCTGGCGGGCTACCGGTTGCTGAGAGAAATGTAGGGGTTAATGATGTACTTCCACAACTACCATCACTACCACCGCGTTGTCTTTTTGGTGTTACAATTTTGCGCCACCTCGGTTTGGAAGGTTTCTTCTTTCCACCTTCCAGGACTATGCGAAAGTCTCCCATACTATTGTCTCCACCGCCACCAAAGACATTTGTAGCTTCCATTTTCCCCCAAGCGTCACAAGGGACAAACTCGACCACATTGGTACTTGCAAGAGATCCTCCATGATGATGTGATTTCGAATCTTCAAGTTTGCAACCGCACTTTGGCATGGAACTAAACTATATTCTATAGACAAAATGAGCCGTGTTGCCTATTTTAGTTCATGAGATGCATGGCTTCCAAAATAATAATGCAATAGTGTGAGCTGGATAAGTCTATCATCTATATCATCTTCTTCTGTTTGGTAGCTTATAACGCGTTTGAATCTTTCAAAGCCTTCTTTTAAATGTGTTGGTAATTTTACCTCGAAGAACTCATCAAAACGTTTTTCTGTATGATAGCTTGGTACTGACATTATTTCTTGTACATTTCTGGATAGTTTGAGTAAACTATTTCAAACGCATCTTGATCTCGTTTATATAAATTATTCGGATATGGTGGTTTTAAAGAAAACATGTTTATTTTGGACTTGTGATATTTGTTGCGCACCACATTTAAAGCTTTATAAGTAGCACTTTTAATGACCAAAGTAATAGCATCAAGTAGATCAGCATGTCGTGGAAATGTAATTGATACAGGTAGACTTGAAAGACTTTGCATAAGATCAGAGCGAATATCAATCATGTGTTGATATTGTTCAATATTGTTTCCAGTGAGAACATCGGCATAAGACTCATAGAATAATACAGTGCGGAGAATCACTTCTTTGACTATCTGTACGTCGTAATCTTTAAATTGAGTTAGTCTATACAATGCTTTAAGTAGTTGTTTGTCAGAGTTTAAGATATATCTAACGGGAGCAGTAATAGTTACAATGGGCACAATGTCTAATATTGTGTCAATTGTTTTGAATTCTACATCAACATCTTTGGCTAGAGTAATCGAGTTTACCCATATGTACCAAATAATAACAAGAACAACTGCTACAATGGCCAAGCGTTCATTGGGATTATTAGATCTTATGAATAATAGGATACTAATAAAAAACAGTACTGCCGCTAAAATATACAATTGTTGATATCGATTTAGATTATTAAGCGATAGCGATGTCATCTCATTACCCTAGAACTTCAATAAAGAAAAGAAACAATGCAAGAAACGCCACAATAAGTCCTGTATATATCTTTCGCTCACCCGTTACTAATATATCCATGATGTCGGACATATTTTTGTAATCGCGCCTCACAAAGAGTTCTACAAACATGTATCTTAGCGTCACAGCAACGTTACTGAAAATCTTGTATAGAGTTTCTTCCTGAAACAGTTTTGGCTGTTCTTCTTTGTTGGCAAGTCGATTTATTACATTTAGTACATTTTGCTCAGTCTGCAATAGTTTTTCATAAACGTCTTCTTTATTTTCAGAATTAAGTGTATCTACTAGTTTTTTATAGTCTGCCAAAGGATTCTCAACTGTATTTGGTAACTTGACAGGCATTACTATCATCTACACTCACTTGATCAAATTTTAGTAATCCATACGACACAACAAGTCTAAATGATATCGATAAGCTCTACGTGACCGAGAAAGTGCCGGCGACAACAAATTCGTTCAATAAGTAACTTGTCGAGAATCTCTCCCTTGAAGGTAGGTTCAAAGTTGGCAGGTAGGGATCCATCTTTTTTAAGTGTTGTGGTTTCTTCAATGTTTTTCACTTCTTCGATGTATTGTTTCCATTTGTTTGCAATGACTTTGCCACATGTAACACAGCGAATGGGAATAATCATCTCTAAATATCTATATACGATTATATACTTAAGTCCTTTCATTTTTTGGAGCTGTCGTTCAATCCTGAACGATTAAAGTCAAAAAGGAATTAAAAGATGAATCATCTTCACTATACAAATTACCACGCCAGTACATTATCGGAGATTCAGCGAACGATACAAATTCTTACCGAAAATCTCAAAGAACTCCAAGTAGCGCAAAATTCACCTATAAATATTTCAAATCTAGAAGGGCTTGTAAACTCTCTCAAGACAAAAGTGGATACATTATCTGCTAATTTGTCTGTTTTAGAAGGACGCGTGATTCAACATGATTCCAAGTTAAGTAATATTGAGAGCCGAATTTCATTTGTTGAAAGTCGCGATCCGAAACTACCTCCAAGCCTAGAAAGTTCACTTCAGCTTAAATTGGAACATTATTTGACCAAGTGCGTAAAAGAGCGTATTGATATGCTAAACATTCCTGGATTAAAGGTTCAGCTTGAAGAAAAGATTTCCAACTTGTCTAATCAAGTACAGTCCATGGCTTTCACACCACCACCCACTTCCCCAGTTCCACCTCCCACTTCCCCAGTTCACCCCCCCACTTCTTCAGTGCCACTCACCACTTCTGAGATTGAAACAATTGTAAGTGACCCACTCTCTTCAAACGAAGACATTGATATATCATTCAAAACACGACGACAACTTCGTAAGCCCAAAGCCTGATTTACGGCTTGTCCTGGTCAAATCGGAAAATCCTTGTGTAATTTAGAAGAAACTCAGATTCGGAATTAAGAATGCAGTCATTCTCAGTATAAATGTTATATACCTTTTCCATCAATTCTTTTGATTTGGCATACTCGCCTCGGCGCATATGAAGTATGGCCAATTGATATTGAAAGTCAGGATGATCCTTAAAGCTTGTTTGTGAAAGTATATTCATAACTTCTTTCATGTCCTCATCAGTAATGACAGGTTTAGTCATAATACTAAACATTTTGTTATAGTCAGTATTCATAAAGAGTCGATTGTTAACCTCGAGAGAACTTAGATACACACCCAACTTACTACCATTGACAAAAAGATTTGGTACATGCATGCCAATCTTTAAACCCAGTTTATCAGCAACAAAAGACAATTGCGTTGTCTGTGCAAAGTGAACGGGTATATATGATTCTGCTAGTTTGATAGCAGCCTCTTTTTTGACAAGATATGCATCAACGGTTGGAGTAAATCGAAAATGCTGAGTGATTTCGTGAAGCCCTTCTGAATTAGCAATCGTCATGGGAATAGGACAACTTAAATTGATAATGTCAAACTCGGCTTGGAGTGATGAGTTGTTCATCAACTTGTTCAAGATATCGGCAACTCCCTGACTAGTTAGTGTATCATCTTCAATGACTAGAAGCCAATCTGCAGAAGATTTAGCAAATAGTTGATAAGCTTTATAATGTTTCAAAACCTGCGATACTTGTTTAACATGCAAGTTTTTCACCATGCCATCAAATACTTTACCAGTTTGCAAAGGTTCCAGCTTTACCATTGAAGCCAATACTTGTGAATCAATGGCGTCAGGATCAAAGTCATCAATATATACGATTTGCGTCTGTAGCGTCTTGCTTCCTACAATGTTTGATAAAGTTACCTTTAAGGTTTGCTCCCGTAACTGTTGAAGCTTTAATGTACGAATCACACAAACGAGTAATGTGTGCATATTGTAATTGAGTATTTATAAAACCGTCCACAATGTTTAAGTACTTTACGACGCACATACCGTCCCAAAAATTGAATGATATTTAAGACTGTTCCATCTATAGTAAGGGAGTCGTCCACATAAAATGAAGTTCTGTACCGTTTGCGACAATGTTCTTTACATACATACCGAGGGTTCGCAATTGGCTTTCAAATGCAAAAATTGTAGTTACATTGAAACGCCTACAAACATTGGGAGTGTGTTGATTAGTGAAAGACAGGTTGATAATCCAGCAGCTGTTAACCTAAATAATTATTTGACTACAAACATCAAATATGATCCATCCTTACCACATGTAAATAATATTGCTTGTCCAAACTGCAAGGGAAACAACACGGAAAAGCAAAATGATGTCATTTATATCAAATATGATGCGGAAAACAAAAAGTATCTGTACTTTTGCTGTAAATGCGATCATTTTTGGACACATGATAAAAACCTGTCGTCTCGAAACGAAAATTGAAGCAACTTAAGAAAACAATGTGACACAAAATCAGACAGAGATATATCACTATGAAGATTATTGAAGATTATAACGAGACAATTATCAAGACCGACCCATCCAAGCATACAACCCGGAATGTCATGACAAAGTACGAGCTCACAAAAGTTATTGGCATGCGTGTAGAACAGCTAGCTCGGGGGTCACCAACACTTATTGACGTTGAAGCAGAGATTGGCGAAACTAACAATGTGCATACACTTCATAAGATCGCACAGCTAGAACTCGAAAAAAAGGTACTGCCTTTTATCCTCCAAAGGTCACTTCCAAATGGAGAAAAAGAATATTGGCGAATTCAAGACATGGTTATTCCAAGTTATGCAATGGCAATCTAATCTATCCAATACGCCACCGGTTACCGCAATTCAAACAAGTTATAAAGAGAGTCATTGGTTCATCACAACTACGTAACTGTAACTCTTGAAAGACACACTCGCGCTTTTTGCACTTTCCACACTTGAACTGATTAGTCATGGCTTGAGGACGTTCTTCAAATACATGTTCATCTTTTTTCATTTTCCTGTCAAGAACATCTTTCCAACGATCAGGAAACAGTGTTTCTCTCCTTAGAAAAGCTACCTCGCTTGGTAGAAATTCTTCATCTTTGAGTCGTGTTAAACACCTGCTGTTGCCAACATAAGAGTTTGGATCTAGATTCGTAAATACCGACCTAGCTTTGTTGTTATATATTGTTACAAACTTTTGGTTTTTCCATGTTTTTGCAATTCGTTCCCGTTCTGCAAATTCGAGTGCCCAATTGTAAACTCCGGCTTCAAGATCATGTAAAATTGGTTCATCGAGACATCCTAAAGAACTAAGTAAAGTCTTGAAGCGTTCCCTTTCCGGATCCATACTGGATTAACAATAGCGTTAATGCCTTAAGTTGGTTTACAAAATATTGAGAGGCGATCTTTGAAACATACTTAGGGATAGTTGTTCTTCACTTTTTAAAGCATGGAATATTACTACACACCAGATTATCCAAGTCTCAAGGTTTCCGAAGAGTATGCCCAGCAACTTATGCAAAAGCTTTCCAAGCAATTCAAGTTTTCTGAAAAGTTCATCAAGCAATATGTGCGAAACAATCTGTACTATGAAGTCTATATCCAAGATGGCAAACCATCAGCATACAAAGTGTATCAAAAAACAATTCAAAAGGTTATCCATCATCCCCTGAATAAACTTACAGAAATATCCTTTCTAAAGGAAAAACTCCCTGTGCACGCGTTTCCTAGTTCGAATGATCTACATGCGGTAACATATATCCGTCGCATTGTGTTTAGGAAGAATTCTCATATATTTACTAATATTGACATGATCCTTGATGGAGATGAAGTGTATTATATGTGTTATGTCAACATTAATGTAGATGCAAACTCGGATATGGCCTTTTTTAACCAAGAAGCAAAGCCACTTCTTTCTATTCTACAACAGCAGTAGGTTTCCACTTTTTGAATCGCTCGTCAAATTCGCAGATGAACTGTACCTTGTCATTGACATTTTTGTACTTGAAAATGTTGTTCAACCATGTACTTGTTTGAAGTTTATTCACAAGAGCATGACCTTTTAGCTCTTCAAGTTCATAAACATCAGGAGTAGCAGTCTTTCTAAGATATAGGTGCCGTGTAGAGCCCGTTGATGCTTTAGGTAAAATTTGTGTGGGCGTCTCCGATGCCACCACTACCAAGCTATTAGAATGATCCACTTTACTATTGACTATGCCCTCTGCGACATTTTCTTGGAGTTTTACTCTGATATCCTTCTTAATAAGCGATTCATCAAAATTATACAAGACATCTTTGAACTTCAAGTAGAATGGCTTAAAGTAGAATCCACGGCAAGAGTAGGGCAAAGTTGAGATGAAATTATCCAACATGTCAGCATGCTCTGAAATTCGAAAGTACTTTTTAACAAATAGATGACATGTGCTAAGATTATCAGGTGTATAGAATCTCTTTAGAATATCATAAAGTATTGCCAATCGTTTTGGAAGAGGCACATAGTTTAAGACTTCACCCCTAAGACTAATAATGTCATTGATGAGGAAATGCCAAGACCCCGATGTTGTCTTTACCATTTCGCCATCCAAAAGAGTATTGTCAAATAAACTAGGATCAAACCATAGCTTCGCTAAAATCATGCGGGGGTAAAAGTACCCCTGTTGAATCTTTTTATCTACAAAGATCACTTGATTATCAAAATTGTACTTTGTAAGATACAACAAGTATGGATTGCCATTAGTGCGAACACTTAGCAAATGTGGCATTTGAGAAATCTGGTTCTGCTTGGCCACAAATTTTTCATGATGTTTTTGAATCACCCGAAAGCCTGTTTGTTTCTCTAGTGCTCTCAAAAGTCTTCCTTTAACTTCATCAGACTTGATATTAAAGGCCACTTTGTCACAAAACGAAATTTCTCCAACCTGCATAATGTATCTCAATAAAGAAGAATGTTCTTAATAGGTTTGCAATTCAATTTTTAGATCACCAAGCAGAGAACATGGGCTCTCTGGTATCATAGGCAGCAAACATTCCATTATTTTCAGCATTAGCGGCTTGACATTCTAGATCTTTTGATTGCTTTACAGAGAGTTCAGTCTTGGCTGCTGTCTGATTAGCTTTATTTCCTTCTGTACCTGAGAAAACATAATTGTATAAACTCTCAAGATCACTCTCTTTTTTTTCACATTGTACCTTGACTGCTGGATTGGCTGGCAAAGGTACCAGCCTGGGTACTTCTCCAACAATAGGCGGTGGGATAGAGGCGTTAAGAACCACATCATCAACCATTTCCTCTTTAACGTGGCAAATTATCTCTTTTTCGAAAAGAATGTTTTTAATTGCAAAATGAATAATCAAGATTACAAGCAATGCAAGAATTGCATTTTTAATAACAAGTGCTCCGGCTGACATATTAAAATCTACTCTACAATCTTACCGCAAATTATTAGTAGTTCTTGAGCACGCCAAAATATTGATCACTCATCCTAGGTTGATCCCTCTTTAACCATCATGGAATCACCACGTACATGGTTGAGTCCAAGAGGATATGCTATTCGCAAGAGTACACTTTCTGAAGCTGAAATCAAAGATATTAAAACAAAACTTACCTTGACCCCCAAGACTATCCCTGGGTATGATTTAACCCCTCCTGAAACATATTATGCGTATATGGAAAGTGCTAATGCACTTTATGTTCCTAAAGCCTATGGACTCAAACATTATGGTGCTCCGGAGAGTGTCAAACTTCCACCTCCTATTCCTATAACATTGGAGTTTAAAGCCACGTTGCGACCTCAACAAAAAGTTGCCTGTGAAACAGTTTTAGAAGCCTGCAAAAGTCCTACTCGGTTGGGTGGATTGCTTTGTCTTGGATGTGGACAGGGAAAGACGGTCTGTGGCTTGTGGCTTATTAGCAAACTTCAAGTCAAAACTATGATTGTAGCACATAAAGAATTTCTACTATCACAATGGCGTGAGCGTATAGAACAATTTATTCCTGGTGCACGCTTGGGAATTATCAAAGCGCAAGATCTCCAAGTGGACAAATGTGATATCGTATTAGCCTCTCTACAATCCCTTTCAATGAAAGAATATCCCCCCGAAGTGTTTGATGGCTTTGGATGTGTGCTGTATGACGAAGTGCATCGAACCGCAGCCAAAGTATTCAGCAAAGTATTTCACAAAGTTCTTACTAAATACACTATCGGATTAACTGCAACACCTGATCGCAAAGACGGATTAACTCCCATTTTTGAATGGAACATTGGAGATATTGCTTATAAACAGCTCACAAGAACAGATACAGTACAAGTGAGAATCTTCAAATATTTTGCAGATCATGAAGACTACAACAGTGTCCCTACAATCCTCTCTGGAAAACCAAATATTTCAAGGATTATCAACAATATTACATCATATCACCCTCGAAACAAGTTTATCTGTGAAAAGATTTCAGAACTTGCAAGTACTCACAGAAGAATCTTGGTAATGAGCGATAGACGAAATCAACTTGAAGTCCTCAAAGCTTTACTCCCCGTATGCTACACATCGGGATATTATTGGGGTGGTATGACCCCGTCGGAACTCAAACAAAGTGAAACCTGTGAAATCATCCTTTGTACCTATAAATATGCAGAAGAAGGACTCGATCTAAAGGATATGACTACCTTGGTGTTTGCATCTCCAAAGACAGATGTAGTTCAATGTGTAGGGCGTATCCTACGGCAAACCAACCATACCCACACACCTACAATCATTGATATTGTTGATGACTTTTCTGTCTTTCCCAATCAAGCAAAAAAACGAATGACATATTACAAAAGCTGTAATTTTGAAATACTAGGGCAATCTCCTAAACCGGTGAGCAGCCGCACCAAAGCTTCCTTTATTGATGACTATTAAGTAGCAAAGATAAATGCTTCAGAATATTGTCTATGTAATTCTTGTTGCCTCCAACTTGATTTTACTTTGGTACAAACTCCCAGCCAAACTATTTTGGAGTGTGTATGGGTTTAGCGGGTTTGGCACTTGCATCATCATTCTTCAGATTCTTGGACTTCAGCTTATAGCTCTAGCTGTAGGAGTTCTATGGATACATGGCATATTGCGATATCGACATCATCTTCAACCAGCAGTACGTGAGCTCTATGAAGGAACTCTCAATAAAAAAAACATTTTAGCAAAAGCAGAAACCTATATCCGCCCCAAAATTGACCCAGAAAACATTCAAGGAGGTTTCTATGGCCTCAAGGGATATACCGCAAATCCTTACGAGCGTTAATTATCACCATGGGGTTGATATGGGCCAAAGTAAAATTTGTTCCAGTCATCATTACGGCGATTGCTATTGTTACGAAGTGCCAGCAATACAATTACCATATATACAAAAGCTATGAAACCAATGATACTATAATTGAGCATAGCGGGCATCTTTTTGGCACCCAATATCACAAAAGCACAGCAAGCAACAAATATTGCACCCACAATGACATTAATCCAAAACTTGTAAGCTGCAATTGAATTAGATTTTTGCATATAATTGTATCGTGTCTTTGCAAGATTTGTTTGGGCTACACCTTGACTATTGACAACATCTGAAAGCTTACCATCCAAGTCCTTTTTGATATAATTAGTACTGTTCAGACTTGTATTCAATAACATTGTATCATTCAATGCATGTGCCAGCTGGGGAATAATATTATTGCGAATTTGTTCGCGAATAAAAGACACATCATTGATATTTTGCTGAGCCAAGCTATTAATCAAGTTCGTAAGAGGAAATGGGGATCCCATTGTAATCTACTCTATATCAGTAATTTACTTTTTGATGGCAACTACCAGCCAGTAAATTACAATGGCTAGGATGGCAATAGCGCTTGTGTAAATGCTGATGGGACTTAGGATCTTGTTATCTGGAAGGTAAATTGCAGCAATGCCTATACCGAGCACTACAACAAACAGTGCAAACACTATCCAAAAAACAATCGTCCAATTCTTTAGGCGACTGGATGCGGAAACATCATTTGATAGAGCCTTTTCAAGATTAATTTTTTGTTGTTCCAGAACACTTCCTACAGCTCGAATATTGGTATTCGTGAACGACGCTTCACTGAGAATGCTTCCAAGCTCTGAGAAAACGACAGGTGAGTCTCCAGACGTGCTTCCAATATCACTCAATAACATCTGCACTTCAAAATCAATCAGATCATCTAGACCTACATTGGATGTAACAAGCTGCTTTAGTACCAAATATGTTTGAATCAGATAGAGTCGAAACACAATCTTCAGTACACTTTGCATGTAAAGTGTTCGCGGTTTTTGAGTTGTAACAGAATCATTTGTGTTGCGGATGAGACGCACCAAGTAGTATGCAATGAGCCAAGGACGGTAAATAATAAGGAAAAGCTGCAGTTGGGAAGCATTATATGTTCCGGGCATGCCAAAAAGTGTAACAATGTTTTGTTGGCAAAACTGAAGATACGTTTCATAGTCTACTACACCGGGTTCACCATTATAACGTGTAGTTATATCTACGTTTGCAACTGCCTTGTTAATGAGTGTATCAAAAAACGTGCTATTAAATGCAGTTGATTGATATTTTAGATTGCAGATATCTGCAAACAACCTCTTGAGTACATCAAGGTAACCATTAGTAACATTGGGATCTGATAGTTTATTCACACTGGGATCTTGAAGCCCTGTCGTTGGGCCATTTTGAAAGTTCTGAACCAGATTTTGTGTAATGCGCGTCCAATCGTCTGTAGGTTGCAATTGATCGGCATTTGTGCTGGTAAGGCTTGTGTTAAATGAAATATATTGACCTCGTTGTACAATAGGCGTGGTTTGATTTTCTATTTGTGATCGGTTTGCAATAATTACATCATCCCAACGTGTAACAGAACTGAATTGAGAATTTATGTCAACAACTTTGGAGATTAGGATTTTGTCAACATCTGAAACATACGGATTGTTGTCTACATAAAAAAACCGATTTTGTATTTCTGCTTTTTGAGCAACAGATGTTAGAACACTCATTGAGCTACTATCTTATTGGCAGAAACTATACGGATCTATACCACAGTCCTGTATACTAAATGCTCCGCAGATGTAATGGGATAACGGATAATCTTGACAAGGTTACCAGGTTTCGCATTCAAGTATCGAGCCATGGCATCTGTTCGTAGAATCAGTGGAAGTTGAATGCGATTCTCAATCTGTAAGTCAGCGAATAGTTGGCGAATTGTATTTTCATTCTTAACAAGAATATGCTTGGGTACTAGAGAATGTTTTGTAATGTTAAATATTAGTTCCTTGATGTCAAAAATCTCTACTTCGGCATTATTTCCCAGTTTATCCATAATACTTTTGGTTGAGCTGCTATTACTCTTTTCCTTAAGTACCACAATGTAGTGCTCATATTGGTTTTTGTCTTTTGCAATAGCTGACAACATATCAGTTGTCTTGAATCGTTGAAGATAATAGAGAATGCGGAGTTTCTTCTCTATAACAATTGAGAAAGTGGCGTTATTCTCAGCTGTTTTTGCGAGAACATCTCCAGACATTTCGCGAAGAGCGTTGACAATGGCCTGCTCTTCTGCATTATCGTTTTCTTCTAGACGGTCTTGTAACATTTCGCAGATGGTTGTGAAACTCTTTTGAATATCATCCATTGAAACACTCATTGTGCTACTACTATAGGTTACAATTGCCTTAGGTGCATTAAATTCTTTCCCTCATCCATCAATTTTTTATCAACATCCTGAGCATGGAGTGAAGAATAAAAATAAACCGTATAAACCCAATCTATTCAACAGCTGGTTCAGAAACTACTTCGGGTGCAACCTCGGGAATAGCTTCAGAAACTACTTCGGGTGTAACCTCGGGAATAGCTTCAGAAACTACTTCGGGTGTAACCTCGGGTACAACTACGGCATTAAGATCAAATAGCCAAGGACGCATTTATTTACTATATATTATGTGGTTCTAAAATATCCAGAAAAACTTTGTTTTCGGTTGGAATACATTGGTTGAAATATTTGGTTCAGGTTCAGGTTTAGGTTCAGGTTCAGGTTCAGGTTTAGGTTCAGGTTTAATCTCAGACTGTACAAGCTTTGAAAATTCTGCGAGCATGAGCTGCAGCTGTGGAAACACAATTGAATATTTGTTTCCAATGTTTATGCATTTCTGTAGAAAAATAATTTTACTTTCTAAACTATCTTTGCTACCAACGTCTTTCATGATATGATTTTGCAGTGCACTTATGACTAGTGAAATCAGGGCTTCATCAGTCGAAAACCCCACGCTTTCAAGAATACTATCAGGAACTCCATATGTGCGATGTGGTATACCAAATGAAATATTATCAATGAATGAATCATTTGGACATATAGGGCTTACATGATTTAGTTTTTGTATGGCATCAAACAATGTCAAACATGTCCGCTCTACATATTGATCATCTATATACGTATATGTCATAGAATCATTACATACACATCTAAATTCACTACTTACTAGAGTTCCTGAAATCATTGATACGTATTTTCCTACAGAGCCCTTGTAGATGATGCATGGTTTTAGTGATGTGTTTGGAATCTCAAATTGCACTACAGATATAGTATCTTTTTGGTTTAAAAATGATGTAATAAATTTGACAGAAACTTCCATTCGTAAATAAATCTTAAGCCCGGCAACTTATGTGGCTTTACTCTACTTCCTCAAACGTCCCCTTTTGCTTTATAGCGTAACCACGAAAGCCCTTGTTATTATTCACACTCACACATTTGCAAGCAAAGTGCTTTGCCAAATATTTTTCAAAATCGGACTTGGTGGGCACCTTGGCAATAGGGATGTGGTCATCGCGAATCCAGGCACGTAAATCATGAAAGGCTTCGTTGATTGTAAGGAATGCTCCATCCTTTTTCTCTACATTCTGGAAAATATAGTCAGCAAGGTGATCATTCTGGCGCTTATACTCCCGAGTGCATTGGAGTACATCATTAGGCTCAGATATGCCTTCTAGTTTGTAAAGCTTGTAGTACTCTAGAAGCATACTCATAAAGTGCTCCTTCCATAGTTCCAACTTTTCTGATAGTTCCGTATCAATAGGAAACTCGTTGTCTTCCACAGGATTGTCCACAAAACGCGAGGTGAACTCGACTACACGAATACGTCGCCAAGTACCACCATCATCCGATGGAACTAGAGGAAGATGATTACATAGTAGAACCATCTTGAACTGTGGCACAAACTCAATAGGCTCCTTGAACAAGCTACGTGCCATAATCTTATCACCACCACTGAGTTCTTTCATAAAGCCGCAGTTAATCTGCTCCCCTTCTGAAGGCTCCTGTAAACTTGCAAAACGTTTGCCTTTGGCGCGTGCCAGCTCAGATGTGGCCGCATTACTTGCAGCTCGCTTCATAGTTAGCAATGTAATAGGGAACTTGCAGCAATAATTCCCAAACGCCTTTTCATAAAGTTCAACGAGTTTGGACTTGGAGTTTGAATTATGATGCACTATGCTATGCTCATCCAAATATCGATGATTGCTGTTGAGCTCAAATCCAAAGTACTCTCCTTGTACTGTAAGATTTACATCAAATTTTAGATTGACTTTATTAAAGGTCAGCTTTCCAGTAATCTTGTCATAGTAACAGCTAATATTTAGGCTATTTGCAATGGTCTTGATGTGACTGACAATGTGGTCTAGCTCGTGAGTACCCATTTTTTTGGAAGCGACCTGGAGAATCACACATGTCCAATCATCTAAAGAGTAATCGATAAGAGCGTCAAAGAATAACTGTCGTACCTCGATGCTATTCCATAGGTATACAGGCAAAAGGGATTCGAAATCTATTGGGCTAGACCTTTTCATGTCTTCCCGGAAATATGTTTTGAGCAGCAGTGCTCCACATTCTGTAGGATTAATGGGAACCGGTTGAACTGGATAGTCCACCACAGCCCGCCACATGCTGACATCAAACCGTTTGTGAATATATTGAAGATATCTGGTGAGAATAACGTCTACGACACCTCCTTCTGGAACAAAGTACGGGTCAGACACAATGTATTGTCGATATTGCAGTGCTTCGGTCACATTGTTAAATTGAGCTCGTTTTCGCTTCAAAACTTGGACTGGGTCAAAGTGAATCCATTCGAGAATAGTAACTTCTTTATCTTCATACCAATTTGTTGTCATTGTCATTGTTTTGTGAATTTTGATGGACAACACATGATCGCCATTTACCAGCATATTCATACCATCAACGTTAATTTGATAAAGTGGCGCTGTTCCACGAAACAATTGCAAGACCTTGCGCGGGTTTCCGTCATCACCCATCAGCTGATCGCCAATCCCAACATCTTGTACATATTTTGTACCTCCATTTGCCATGATAATCTTTGTGTTATATGCATGGCAGCCACTCCCTGTCCAAATGTGAAACTTTTGCTCCTTGACAGTACCGTGGAGAAAGCTAGCAAATAACTTCATAACATACTCGCGAATCTCGGCATTAGTCAGTACCTGACCTAGATAGCCCTTGATGCCATTGATATAAGGATGGGTGACATCATAGGGTACAAAGTTAGTTTCAGTTGTGAAGCTTATATAGTCCTCTGGGCGACCTTCACGAAACTCCATAGTATCCAGGTCATACACTCCGTTCTCAAAGCCAATAAGCGAAGGATTGCTATCCAATTTTTCTTCAAATTTTTCTTGATAAAAGAGCTCTGCACATTCTCGCATCACGTTATCCTTGAAGCCAGCTATCTTGAGTTTATTAGCTACATTGATCAACCGCTCAGCAGCTTCAATTAATTTATCACGATCCTCTTGGCTAGCTCGGTTGGACGCTTGATGATGTAGATCACCACTTGCCCGCGTATACTCACTCCAGACTTGATCAGATAACTTACTGCGTAGTCCGGTACCAGAGTCACAGAAATTCCACTTGTGATTCTTAAACTCAAACCAGGTACGTCCCTTGATATTCGAACATACATACTCTTTGCCATACAATTCATAAACAACACGAGCAATGTCTGTATGGGTTCCGCTCCGACTCTCCAACAATAGACGCTTAAGATTTGTTCGGACAATCTCATCATAAGCTTGTGGAGAATCCTGCTTTGCCCACATATATAGAGTTCCTATTCCCAATCCACCTTTGGTAATTCTCATATGACGCCATAGATGATCACATTCCCCTGGCTTATACTTGGGAGACTTTTGCGAGAATTGATCCCACTTATTTAGCAAGCGATGGTCAATATTCCTGAGGCACCAACCAAGTCGCATCCAGTCATTATAGTTATTGGCACGTTCTTCACTAAGAATGTCCACCAGACTACAGATCTGTTCAAAATTAGAACATGTGTTTTCGTCAATAGTCTCGGTCTGTGAAATAATGACACGTGAACATTCCATCTTACGGCGACGTTGTTCAATGATTTGCTCATATATGGCAATCTGATTACCAGCTGTGCTTTTAATACATGTTTCATCAAATTTGTTTCGTATACTTAGTACTTGAACAAGGGTCTGTGTGGAAAGATCAGTTGAATTGGTAATATTAGTGAGCTCGCCTGCATCATATTGAAGAACTTGTGTGACCTTGTAGGGGTCGCCTCCGGGTTTTCGACTTCCATACATCATCCAATTGTTTCGCTCAATAACGGCCTCGTCAACAATATCGGTAATCTTGTTTGCTACACCGAGCTCTTCAAAAATAGGGGTTAGACGTTGCAATACCAGGTTACGTAAAGCATATTGCGCAGATGGCTTACTGCAAAGATCAGGAATAACAATATGTAACCCATCTTTGATTTGCTTGTTGTCTTGATCCTTTCCTGTCTTGGTAGGATTTGGTTTTTCCAATATATAGAATGTAAACTTGGAAAGTTGAAATAGAGTCGATGCCTCTTCGGCATAGATTCTACAAATCTGCAAGATCGTGTCTTCTGTGTAGCGCCGGGTTACGAGCTTCCCAGGAAAACGAAAGTCCAAATCAATAAGAATGGGTGCCAGGTGACGATGCTTCTCAGTTATATAGATTTCTTCTCCAACATCAATGGCATCAGCATATGCCTTGATAAAGTCACCAAGTACATCGACGGGGATATAAAAGGAACCTAGTGGCTTGCCAAGACTAGTATGAGTAAATGCAGATCCCCGTCCTACTTGATTCTTAAGAAGAATGCTATGAAGTCTTGTGGCAGCCATCCCGTAGTCTACTATAGAGGCTCTCTTTTAAGTGTTGAGAGAAAGCCGATGCGACCATCCTCCTTCACTTTTTTCATCCGGAAATTCTAAATGGCGGCTATACCTTATGATGATATGTTAATGAACAATAAACTTAAGAAAAAGTCCAGTACAACCAAGCAATCAAAAAAAATAGCTCAGCCTATTGAACGTGAGTTTATAGAACTTGCACGCGAAATTTACACATATTACCCAGAAATGCTAATTGATAAAGAAATGTTTATAAGTCATATATCTGAATATATTAAGAAAGGTCTTCAAGACTTTAGAAATCACTTCCAGTCAAAGATCCCGCACTCTAATATAGATTTGAATGTCAAACCCAAAACAGAAATTGAAGAAGCCCAAACCCATTCTTGAAGGTAAAGGACTTTATTGTAATCCAGTCTCCAAGAAGAATACCCGGATAACAGGGTCATGTATGTCTCCAGAAGATATATATGACTTGATTTCTAAATATAATCAAGAACATCCTCAGAATCTCATCAAACCCTCGCATAATCCCAAGGCAGACTACCAGAAATTGTTAAAAGCCACCCAATGTAAAAATGATATATGCCTGGCCAAACAGCCACTTGATCCCCAAAAGGTAGCAAAACATCTACGCCCCAAGCGCCCCCGCGAATGGAAACAGAATCCTCATACTTGGCTAAATAATTTTGATATTAACGCAGTCATGGCACCCTATGAAAAGGCCTATCCTGATTTTGCTTTTCTGGGGGTAGTCCCAGTTAACTTTAGTACCCGAGATGAATCAACTGGTAAGTGTATAACCAAAGATCTATGTGAATTTAATATTTATGACTATTTTGCTCAAGGAAAACGTCGTTTTGGAATGATTATAAATTTAGATCTACATACTGGACCGGGTACACATTGGGTAGCTTTGTATTGGTGTATGGATCCTTCACTTCCTTTTGGTGCAATCTATTTTGATTCAGGTGGTAGTCTACCCCATAAGTTTGTTCATAAATTCATAGAAAAAGTACGACAAGATGTTATTGATCTTAACATCAGTGAAACATTTCCTGTATTTTATAACAAGAAACAGTATCAAAAAGGAAACACAGAATGTGGTATGTTCTCAACCATCTTTCTTATCAAATGTATTGAAATGAATACACAAAAACCACTCAATTTGGTGAAACAAGATCTTGATGTGGCCAGGTTTAGCGATGACAGGGTTTGGGAATACAGAAAAATTTTATTCAGAGAATAATTGTCTGTCTAGTCTTCCATAAATGGCGTCATATATCGACGCTGCATTTTGAATAATTCAATGTTAAATTCAATTACATGGTCGCGATTCTGAAAATCATAGGTATTTCCATACATGTCGTAAAAGGATAGTCGTATCCGTGCCAGTCGAGCTTGGGGAGGATTAAAGGTTTTTTTAATGACACGAATATTTGATTCATACATTTGTTTGTGCAAGACAGCGTAACTACGATTGAATATGCTGCTTGCATCACCCATATTAACTTGCATAGTATCGATATACATAACAATTGTATCATTGTCATCAAAGATATCGGCTGCGAAACAAGATTCCAAAGAACCATTGACTGATGTAAAAAGACCACATGAAAATCCCATGCGTTTCAAAATGCTATTGCTAAGATAAGTTGTTTTACCGTTGATAAGCTCCGAGTTACAAAGTTTAAAGGAAGATCCAGTTGATACAGTAAATCTAAAATGAAGTGATACAGTGTCAAACGTAACAGTCCATGTATTATCACCTGTTACTAATCTGAGAGCTGTTTGGATTGTTGTTGTAAGTGCCGTGCTGTCATATTTTCCAATAGGGATAGTGATTTCGTAGGGTATTGAATTATATTCAAGGGCTATCTTGTTGTTATAAGATGTCACATTGTAAGGATTAAAAGGCATACGGTGAACAAGTAGGCTAAAACTCAAAACATCTGTAAAGTCTTGAATCATTGGAACCACATAACTAGATTGAGAAGGATACAAATCTAGATCACGTTCTGCGCTACTAACAATATATGATTTGTTACTGGTCGATTCTGTATACTTGTTTGATTTTGGCTCGATCACAGTAGAGTTTTTAAAATCAAATGTATCATAGTTTATAACTTTGTTGGGATTTGTATTATTTGCTGAATTGTTGTTTGCATTTACAAACATATTAAATTATTGTTCTATGTTACTACTTGATCAAAGCTTTAAGTACAAAATATATTTAGAGTTTGGGATTTGCCGAATTCATCATGAAATCGATTTCCGTCAACAAAAACATCATATCCCTGGGAGATTGCAATGCCTTGTTTCTAGGTATTGCAAAATTCACGTGACCGAGTGTACTACTTAAACAAAGCTTCAAGTACAAAATATATTTACATGGCAAGCGACGGGTTTCTATCGCCACAGAATTTCGACTTTTTGATCAAAATCTTTGAGAAATACATGCAAGATCGACAAAACGTCACCATTCCACCTGACATGTTTCCAGAAGTCCGTAAAATGCTTTTCACAGTTGTAACTAGTGTTAGCAGCACACAATCCTCTACAACCACGCTCAAGGAACTAAATAATATTGTATTGAATGATTTGCGCGACTTGTATCTCAAGGTAAATAATGTTTCTTCCAACGTTCGTAAGCCAAATTACAAGTCACTCACACGTGAACGGGATCTATATGGAAACCGCCGTATGATTATCAATGAT